TTAAAAATCTTTTAATTATCAGTGTAGTAACTGTCGGTGTATTATTTGGAATTAGTGCGTTGATGGATTCTGCTATGGCCGACAATGATGTTTCATCGACTGGAGCTACTACCAATGATCAAGTAAACTCGAGCGGCTCAAATACTGCCATCACAGGCGGATACAATTCTGAGGCAACCACAAACTATAATAGTGGAAGTGAAAGTAGCACCACAACAAACAATTCCACTACAAATAATGCTTTCACAGGAGACACACGTACTGTACCGTCAGCATCAGCGCCTGGAATTTCAGCCATGTCGCAGGATCTTTGTACTGTAGGCGTTTCAGCCGGACTGCAAAAACCTTTAATAGGTGCCTCTATAGGAATTACAAAAAGAGACATGAATTGTGAAAGAATGAAATTATCAAAACTACTTTTCGACTACAACATGAAAGTCGCGGCTGTATCTATACTTTGTCAAGATCACCGCGTTTTCCAAAGCATGATTATGGCCGGAACTCCTTGTCCGTTTTTTGGGAAAATTGGGACTGAGGCTGAAGAAGAGTGGAAAAAATATGATCAACAAAGACCTGATTATGAAGAGTATACAAAAGCTTTAAGATATATGGAAAAAGTTGATAATGAAATATTGGAGGGGTTAGATGATAAGGAAGCTTATATACTTGATAGTAATGGCGAGCCTACTAACATTCTCAAGTAGTGCCGACACTGTAATATTACAAGACACACCAAACCCAGGAGACACTACAACAACAGTAACTACTATTACCACCACATCACACACAACCGATAACTTACTATCACAAGATTTCACCGATGGTTCTTGGGAAGGAACCAACCAAGACTCTAGACATGGTAGTGGAACTATTGCAGGGGTAGGTGGAGAGTATGTTGAAAGCACAATCACACAGTCAGACATAGGACTAACTGATGCACAAATACAAAGAGGGTTTACTTCTACATTAGGTGCCGACATCTGGTTCTGGGACGGAACACAAGACCAGTCAGTAACTATGACACAAACTTACGACGACAAACTAGGAAACGTCACAACACAAAACAGAGTCGTTGATTATGATAGTTCTTATTTCAACACATATACAGATACAATTACAGTTGGACCAAACCTATCTACCGAAGGAGAAGCTACAGCTAGATTTGATTTTACACACACAAACACAACCTCACACAGAGCTGCTGATTTAAAATTACCCACACTAACTATTGATTATACTAATGTAGTAACAAGCAGCACTACTAGTGTAGAGTATTGTTATATGAAGATACCACCAACATGTCCGGCCCAGGAGGAGATAGCAGAAGTTGAAACTATACTAGAGACATTTGAAGAGGAATTAGAAGAGCTATATCTAGATGATATATATATTTATGAAGAAGATTATTTCATACCAGATACAACCATAGATTTTGAATACTCATTCAATGATGAGTTGTTTGAAGATGATTTTGAAATAGAGGATGACTATTTAACGTTTGATGAATTTTTTTTTGAAGAGGAGTACTTTGAAGATGATTTTTACGAAGAGTTTGAACTGGAAGAATTTATTCCAGAGACTCTTGCCTTTGAAGAATTTGAAGAAGTAGCGCCCTTTAATGAATTACCACCAGTAGAAGAAATATTTTTTGCAGAAACTGAGGTGTTTGAAGAAGAAATATTTTTTGCAGAAGAAACGTATATAGAAACTTTTACTGATGAAGCTTTTATAGAAGAATTTGAAGAGATGTTTGAAGAAATGCCAATAGAAGAGATTAGTATGGAGATGGTGGAAGAGATGTTTGAAGAAACATTTGAAGAATTTATGGAAGAACCAGAAATTGTTGAAGATTTAGTAGAGGAGTATATAGTAGAAGAAGAGGCTATGGAGGAAGAGCCTGAAGTTGAGGTTACCATGGTTGAAGAAGTAATGGAGGAGCCAACAGATGAGGTTGAAGAACAACCCAGTAGCGAAAGCATTATTGCAGACGAGCCGGAGGAGACAACAGATGTTGCCGAACAGGAAGAACCACTTGACGAGACCACACCTGAAGAAGGAACTTCAGACGGAGATGTTGGACCAGGAGAAGAACCTGAAGTCGCAGTGGAAGAGCCTGTAGAAGAAGAAAAACCAAAGGTAGATCTAGACATTAAGATTGCTACTATAGAAAACGCTATTAAAAACAAAATTAGCAATGATATGCAAAGGATCAATTTGACTCTAACTGTAGTTAATGAGATTATTTCTCGTGAAATGATTTCAAATCAGCCAGATATGTCCTCATATTTTAATATGAATGCAGCCCTATTTGACCCTAGACAACTACCTTCAGGGGACCCATCTTTCTTTATTCAAGCCAGTCTTGAAAGTTACAACAAAACCATATATGTTACACAAGCAAATCTTGTAGCAACTGACCCAGTAATTCAGTATCAGATTAAATTAAACGAAGCGCGTTCAGCTACTGATGCAGCTTATATTAAATTAAAAGGATTACTAGATGCCAGATCTAATTAATAAACTCAGCTCATACGCAGCACTCGTTGGTGTTATTGGTGCCATTGGTGGTGGTTTTTATGCTTGGGGAGAATTCAACACAAGACTTAGTGCAGTTGAAAATGTTTCTTATGAAACAACAGACCTATCAGGAATTAATAAAGAAATAAAAGATTTAAATGAAAAAATAAATGATAGGGTAAATGCACTTGGTTCGTCACAAGAAGAGGATTATATATCATTACTTGATAGTCAAGCGGCTAACCACAATGAAGCAGTAGAATTAATAAGATCAGTAGAAGCAGCACTTGAAGCACTTAAAAGTGATGTTGCAATCAACGGTGCAGCAATTGATTTTAATTCTGCAAAAATTAATGAGTTGAAAGCTGCTAGTGATAATCCTTTATTAAACTAAAGGAGCTCTTATGAGTTTAACTAAAAATCAGCAGGAGGCTATGAAAAAACATTCTGCACACCACACTAATAAACACATGAAAGAGATGAAAAAGAATATGTTGGCGGGTAAAACATTTTCACAATCGCACAAGATAGCTATGAAAAAAGTTGGTGCATAATGAAACTCTCGGAAGCCACAAATATCAGCATGCCGGCCAAAAACCTTTTGGCCATTTTGGCCGCCACAGCGATAGGAACCATGAGCTATTTTGGGATTGTTGAGCGCTTAAACCAGTTGGAGACTACACAACAACTAATGGCGCAGGACATGGAAGCAGCAAACGAATTTATTTCTGGTGTCCCCAAAGGAACCATGGTAAGCCCACAGATAAATGAGCTTTACATGTTGGTGGAATGGCTTAGCAAAACCCAGGAGGAACTTCGTACTTTTGTTACTAATGAATTACCTGAAGTACAGAGTGGAGTTTCGAAAAATGATATGACTATTTCTTTTATTGAAGAGAGATTGATAGATGTAGAACAACTTTTGGACAAACTTAGATCGAACGGAGTATCACACTAATGATAACTGAAACATTATTTGTAGTATTATTAATTTTAAACGGAAATTTAATAGAGACAGTGCCGACTGAGGGGATGCACGATTGTCTTAAGACCAAACGTGTCGCTACACAGAACATAGGCCCGGAACAAGAAGGAGTCTTTATGAAATGCATACAGGTAGAGGCTGAGGTAGAGATAGACATGGGCCGAAAGAGAATTGTTAAAATTCTTACAGAGGATATTCTTGGAAATTAGAGTTTATATAGCTTTATTTATATTATTTATGCTCTTTATGTGGTCAACAACCTTTTAAGTGAAAATTTGTATTGTTAATCCCGGAAGGTGTGGGGGTACATTAATGTTATGTTACCTACATTCAAAGCTCCCCGGATATAATATGGTGTATGAAGTTATAACTAATACCCTACCAAAAGAGTCGGATATTATTTTTAAATATCAATATCTATATACACCCCAACCATTAGAGGGAGCAGATAAATATATTGTTTGTGACAGAAAAGATAAAGAGGCATGGCTTTTCAGTACATATATGTCATCAGTTAATAAGCATCATCATGGTTTAGTGAAAGGCGCCTTTAAATTTAATAAATTAGATTATAATCATTCTAAACTAAATATGTCTAAAGTTTATGATGAGGTGTGGGTGCCAGAAAGAGAAAGGCTTCTTAAGGCTGGAGCAGACATGGTGTGGTATGAAGACATGAAGATTAAGGAAGACGTATATTTCAATGAACTAAAACTAGTTCCTGTTTGGTCTTGTAAAAGAAAGTAAATTAACTTATACTTACTATATGGGTTTACCTAAACTATTAACAGAACAGCAAAAGAAATTTTGCGAATTATTGGTTTACAATGAAGGACGTAAGACACCTACAGAATGTGCTAAGGAAGCAGGTTATGCAGAAGGTTCGTGCCATGTGCGCGCATCTGAGCTGCGCAACCCAAACAAATTTCCTCTCGTTGTTAAGTACATTGGCGAGCTTAGATCAGAAGTACAACAGAAATATGAAGTTAGTTTTGAGAAACATGTCACTGAACTCGGCCGTATACGCGAAGAGGCTTTGGCTAAAGGAGCATTTAGTGCAGCTGCAAACGCAGAAGTTGCAAGAGGAAAAGCAGCAGGACTATACATAGAACAGAAAATGGTTATAACAGGAAAGTTAGAAGATTTATCAGTAGAACAATTAGAAGCTAAGATGAAGAAAATCTATGAAGATAATAAAGTTTTAATTGAAGGAGACTACCAGGAGATTAAGTCTAATGCCAATAAAAGAGTACGAAATTAAAGATGTGGTTAAAGGGGACTACTTGGAGAGGTGCCCCTATTGTCATGCAACTACTTGGCAAGTATATGTTCACGGTCATGGTCAGTGTGCTAAATGTGGAAAGAATATAGACGAATGCTGTCAAGGCGAATTATTTAGTGGTTAAAAGATGGAAGGCTTACGCAGAACACGACGCTGTTATGCATGGCACCAGTATTGGTAGAAACCCTAAGATGAGTTCAATGAATAAGAGCAAAAGAAGAAGTTATAAAAAATATCGGGGGCAAGGAAGAGGAAAATAAAATGTATATAAATCCAGAAAACCAAAGCCCAGTATTTGTTATTCATAATTCTATGCCGCTTGAGGATAGACAAAAGATAATAGATAAATATAAAGGTAAAACTGTTGTTGGCACTCATCAGACTAGTGGTCAGGAAAAAAATAAACAAACCACTGATACAAAGCGTAGAGACTCAGGTGTTCATTTTGTAGAAGATGATATGGGCTTGACTATGCACGTTTATAATTTAATTAGAATAGCAAACCATATGTCA